ACGTCCGTACTTCTTCGTTTTTCCCTAGTCATCTTACAAATCCTTTATTATACAGCTACGCCTTTAACTTTTTCGTATGTTCTAGCAACTACGTTAGCGCCACCAATACCAAGGATACCCAGCATTACAGGGTAAAGCAAAGAGGGGTCAATGTGTGGCATATCAAACCATATATCTAAAACGGGGTGTCCTATTACGTTCCAAAACAAGCCCAAGGCGCATGTCCAACCGATTGCTGGCCGCCAACCCGCCACCCAAACCGATCTGTGGGCCGCCTCGACCTTGTTGACCTCTACTTGCCCCATGGCTTGCTGGTGCGCCTGAGTAGCAGCCATGATAGCTATGTCGTGGGCTAATTTAGCCGCCTGATCTTTGTCGGGTATAAATTTGCTTATCAAATCGGCCACTGGCCCTACTAACATGCTGGTAATCGCTGCAATGCTCATCACTACCTCCTAGACTTAGAGCCGGAACACTTCCACCGCTTGCGCGACAAATTGTTCGGGGTGTTTGGGTCATTCTGCTTCGATTTAGACAATCCCTTCTTTATCCCCAAACTTCTGGCGCAATAAGCGTCACCTTTGGGAGTGCCAGCCTGAACACGGGCCTTGCCGTCTTTTGCCTTGCCAGCCTGACCGTAACTAACTTTTTTGCCGCTGGCCGTTACCTTAACTTTAGCCTTTCCTTTCGCTGGTTTCACTCTGTACCCCCTATCTTGTGCCGAGCCGAGGCAGGTTGGCCCGTCCTACCCCACCACAGTCCCTACTGTGGGTTTAGACTACCTGCTTTCTAGCTGTTCTATGGTTAAAGTATTCCCGTCCTGATTAATCATATTCCTGTGAGAAAGCCGCCCATCTTTCCATATCTTAAACTTACTCTGTCCCAAAACCTCTACCTGATCTGACTCAGGTAGGGTCTTAAACCAATCATCGTAGGTTAAATTAGCGGGTACTTGGCCATTCATACTGGCCTGAGTGCCTACAGGAATCTTTCTCTGGTCACTGGGGGTTAGGTCGCTAAAATCCTTTAGCACACCGATCATAATAGACCTGCAATTGTAGTGATAAGGCGGATTGCCGGGGTAAGGCTGGCCGGATGCGCTAGCATTAATAGGCTTCCCATCTAAGCTCCACGCCATGCCTGACCTAGCGCGGCATATAGGGGATGTTCTAAGGTCTAGCGTCACCTGAACCTGAACACCATCAATAAAATCCCCGTTATTCTCGTAAAACTGCATCTGAGCGGCGTTAGCCATAGAGTGAACAGATGTTCTTACCTGAGACTCAACATTCCGCCGTAGCTGGTCAGAGTTCTGATTCCAGTCTGTGATTATAGAACCTGTTGATTTTCCCGTTATAAAGCCAGCACGAGCAATGTCAGCAAACCTGTTGTAGTAAGATACTTTCTGGCGACCCCACATCTCTGCGGCGGGTGCGCCCATAACTACAGCCTTTTTCAAGCTGGCCTTGACGAAAGAATCAGATACAAGTGAGGTCGCAAGGTTTGACCCTGTAACTAGATTAACTGATTTAGCCGTTGCTGCCGCCGTTGCCCGCGTAAGTCTCTCGGAATCACGCAATGCAGTCTTCTTTGCGCTATCAATATGCTTGTTTATCTCTTGTTTGGCTGTGGCAAGCATCTTGGAGACTTTAATATTCGGGCCAGATTGCGCGAGAATACCGACTAGAATATTGTCCAGCCGGATTAATTCTGCAAGGGCAGTCTTACGCAACCCAGCCTCGAACCTAGTCAGGTTTACCGTATTGCGTACAATTTCCCGCGCCAAAACATCATTCAGGTTCATCAGCGTCCGGCTCCATAGGCTCCGGCTCCATAGGCTCCGGCTCCGGCTCCGGTGCTGGGGCTTCCATGGCAATCTTATCCTGTTCTTCCTCGGAAGTTACCCCATCCGGCACAATTTCCCCGTTCTGCAAGTTGTAGAACAAAGTATCGTATGAAATGCCGCCAGCCATCCAGAGCTGGAGCATAGCAGTGATGGAGCTTGGGTCTATTCGGGAATCAATGAAATCAGTGTTCATCTCTATTGTTACGTCATGCTCAACGACACCCTGCCACGTTAACCAGTAATGGATTAACGTGCTAAACGACTCAGACGCAGCCAAAGAAAGATTGCCCAAAGTTCCCGACTCAGCAGACTGATATATCCGCGCTGTCTCTGCGGCCTCAACTCCTGACCTCGGTGGGCGCAACATTCTCGCGCCCATGGTGGCCATTTGCTCCTGCTTCTCTGCCAATGCTATTTGCAGTGTACCCAAGCCTTGACCTGTAAACTCTAGGAATCCCGCTCTAGCATTCGCCTGTTCGCTAACCCACGCAACCTGAGAGCCAAGTTGTAAGTGTTGGTCAGTATCAAACCCAGCAACCCAAGCAGTAGGCAACCCAGTGTAATGGCGGCCATGCTCAAGATCAGCGGAAGTGCGATAATGGCTGAGATTAATAGCACTAATGCTTCCAAGGACGGGTTCACATACGTCAGGTACATTGCCCAAAGGCGTGAAGAAAACAAACGGTATGTAATCAAGTGGCTCCCCAACATTAACGGGAATAATCTCATCTGTCTCAGCATAGTACACTTCGTCCCTATCGCCAATGGCAGATTCAAATACCGACTGAACATAAATACCATCTATCAACTCCAATACCCTGAATCTAATTTTGTCATCTGTCTCGAATCGCCCGTCCTGCTTGAAATACTTCTCCTCAAGAACCACTAGGGTAAGGACAATATCATCCTCTAAACGCTCGAATCGCCAGTTGATAATGTCCTCTGCCTTGTACTGTACAAAGTACAAATGCCCGCCGTTTTCTTCTCTGGCGCGTTCTACAAGAACACCTGTTCGAGACACCGACACCAGCTCATGCACGACATTACGCATGAAGGTATCCATAGAATACCCGTCCATCGTAACTTGCTTGAAATCAGCGCGGTACTTGTCATCTAGGTTCGTGAAGCTCGGCGGCTTCATAAACATCGCGCCTACCATTGCCTCTCGCGTTCTTTTGGTCGCCTCAAAGTACAAAGCCCGTTCCAAATAGCCAACGTAAAGTTTACGGTCTTCTTGGTCGCGCTCATCACCTAGCATGGGGAGGTATTTCGTGCCTTCGTGCTTTATAGCGCGAGAACCCTTCAAATGGTCGCGCATTTCTTCCCAAACAGCGGCATATTCCCTGTATTCTTCGTGTTCTGTCGTAACGCCCGTCATAGTCTTATAGTCCCTTCAGTCTGCGTACTTTAACCTCTCGGATGCAATTCTGTAACCTATATCTCCACTCATCGGCTATATGGTCTTCTGTCGCTGTATCCAAATCATCCATATCTCTACTGCATCGTGGGGCAACGGGTACTGTTCGCCACCACTGTAAGCATGTATCAAAGCAGATAAAGGCTGGGTGTTCAATGTTACCCTTGGCTGCCGCCTTCAACATTCTACGGCAAGTCTCCCAACCATTCTTCCTAGAACCCGCCCTCTTATCGGCCCTAGTCCACTTCACGCCCCTTCGCGCCATGTTATCACCTATACTCACGCCGTCTTCAGCGGTATAGATACTGGTATCCGCTGGCCCTGCTTTTATTTGCTGGCCACTAAGCATATTCCTGCTAATGAAAACTTCCCGTTCTTTAATGCCAACGGCAACATCTTCAGACAACATCTTAAGCCCTGTATTGGGCTGGCCATTCCAACCGTACCATTCCGCAATGCGAAACACTGTTCCACGTGGAACAATTATCGGGCATCCGTCAGCAGAGAATGCTTCAGTACCGTCAGATTCAGCATACCAAGCGACTGAGAACGGTGCAGAACTGCCCCAATCAAATGCTCTATCAACGCGCCACGACTCTGGGATACGAAAAGGCGGGCATTTGCTTCCATAGCCCCAAACTTTCTGCCCAACTTGGTGTGGCGTTTTAGTATCAATAACATCATCGAACATACCTCCTGCAATGATTGACCAATCGCCCTCTATCCAAGCCTTCACTAACCAAGCGGGGCCGGAATCCTTTAAGCGAGATAAGTACATAGGGTCATTGTTAGCTAGTGCAGGGTTATCCGCCAATAGTGAGGGGATAAATACCCGCTTCTTATATCCGTCAAAATCTGAGTCATATTCCTTTATGATTTCGTAGGGTCGGCCAGCGTCAACGTACCTTGCCTTGACCCAGTTGTGGCCTTTACCGCCGGGGTTTCCGGTCAAAAGAAAACGCAATCCTTCAGGGGGAACAACGGCACTACGTAGACAGGCTCGCAGCTTATTGATAGCCGAGGGGGTTGCCCAGTTCGTAACCTCGTCAAAAGCTACCCACGTATACTGATGCCCCTGATAATCGTCTGCGTCATCTTCCCGCTTCAAGTGGCGGAATTTTAAGATAGCACCATTTGGCATACGCAATTCTTGGCCAACGACCCTGCCGCCAATGTCCCACGTGACCGACTTAAAACATTTGACTACTTCTTCAAGTTCTTTGTAGGACTGCCGGAATACAACACCCGCCGCATTACTGCCGTATTTTGCGCTGTGCATAACCCAATCAAGCGCGAGAACAAATGTTTTGCCTCCGCCACGTGCGCCACCAAAAAAGATTTCTTGTATCGGACAGGATAGCAAAGCCGTCTGTGGCCCCGCCTGTGCTGCGAATGTTACAGAAGGTTCTTCCGAATCAAAGGGGAGAATCTGTGCTGTCATCGGATATAAGGCTTACAGGTGAGTTTATCTTTTCCCATGCTTCCTCCGATTGTTGTGCTGGAACTTCTATGACATAACTGCGGGTTTCCACAGTCGTATCTACTTTTTCGTGCCTACCTTTGCGCGTCATTTCGTACCAGCGTATAGCGGCCATGTCGCCACCTTCCGCCCTTCGCAATAAGGCATTAGCGACCCTGACTCCGGCTTCCGCCTCCCCTAGCTCAATGACCTCTTGAATAGCGGGAAACTCTTTGCGCCTGTCATATAAGGTTCGTTCTGACATGCCAATCAATGCGGCCATCTCTTTTTGAGTAAGCCCCATACCAGCCGAACGCCTTAAAATAGTTAACCCTGCATCGTTTATTTCACCCGATGCAGGGTCAGAATAGTCACCAGCTTTAGGGCGACCGAGTTTTGTAACACTGTCACCCACTCAGCTTAACCTGCGCCGGGGGCCAAAGTACCTGCAAACCCCTGCGAAATAAGGCTACGAAGGTTGGCCGTAGTTAGACTACCCGATCCTAAGTCAGTAGCAGCATTTGCTATCGCACTATTTACAGCTTGCACGTTTGCCAGACTCAGTACGTTGCCTGTATCACTCTCGAAATCAGAAATAAGGTCAGCAACAAATTGCCCACCCGCAGTATCCAACATTGTATCTTGGCTCATGCCGTCAACACCTGAACTTCCGCTTGCTTTAGCCATGTTAAACTTCCCCTTATAAAATTTAGTTTAGAACCCTTGGTCAGAGCCTAAGTCAGTTGCAGCGGTAGCCCGATTGGCTACACCAACAAACCGCACATTATGTCTTTTACAGATTTCCTTGCCTAAAGTCAATCCGCGCTCTCCGCCATAGACTAACAAAGTCTCAGGCTTAATTATATCTAAACTTGCTCCAATACAGGCTCGAAAAAGATCGGGGTCAGCACCCTTGGAACCATCTCCACTTTTCATGGTTCTTCCACCTATTGTTTGCAATTGAACAGATACCGTGGGGCATCGCTCTGGGATAGGCTTACAGCAAGCCTCCACACTA